CGAGACGACAACTATTCCGCTCGACGAGCCCGTCGAAGTTCTCGAAGGCGGTACTGGCTTTATGATTATCCGTCGCGATTCTCTCGAGAAGTTCGCGAAGGCTTATCCGCAGTATTACTACAAGCCCGATCACGTTCGCACAGAACATTTTGATGGCTCGCGTGAGATTCTCATGGCGTTCCAGGCGGAAGTTGATCCAGTCTCGAAGCGATATCTTTCCGAAGACTATTGGTTCTGTCAGAAGGCACAAGAAGTTGGTCTTAAGGTTTGGCTCTGCCCCTGGATGAAGTTGCAGCATACTGGTTCTTATGTGTTTGGCGGATCTCTTATGGATCTTGCTACCATCGGAGCTGGCGCTACAGCTGATGAATCTTCTATGCCAAAGAAAAAGAAGAAGTGACTTGACAATCTGCATACATAGTGATATATTGGAGATAACATGATGAAACTTTCTAAAGAGACTACAGAAATCCTTAAGAACTTCGCGGCGATCAATCCGTCGCTCATCTTCCAGCCAGGCACAGTTCAGAAGACTGTTAGCCCACAGAAGACTGTTCTCGCTAAGGCTAACATTACAGAGTCCTTCTCGAAAGAGTTCGCTATCTACGATCTGACGCAGTTCATCTCGACTGTTACGATGTTCGAAGATCCCGATCTCAATCTTGGCGACGACTCTGTTACTATCACCAACGGCAAGTCTAAGGCGACTGTTCGTTATGCTAAGAGCGATCTTATCCAATCTCCTCCTAACAAGGAGATCAGTCTTCCTTCTACGGAGATTAGCTTCACTCTCGAAGCCACTGCGTTGCAGGGAGCTTTGCGAGCAGCTGGCGTTCTTGGTCTGCCCGAGATCGCGTTGATTGGTCGTAACAGTAAGGCGTATCTGGCTGCGATTGATTCTCGTAACGAAGGTTCTAATACATTCGAGTACGAAGTTGGCGCATCTACAGCGAACTATCGCATGATCTTCAAGATCGACAACATTAAGATTCTCAATCGCGACTACGAAGTTCGCGTTTCTTCTAAGGGAATCTCGCATTTCAAGTCAACGACTGGAGATGTCGAATACTGGATTGCTACTGAACAAGGCAGCAAATACGGCGAATGATCACTTCCTAGTGATCTTATCTTTCAAGCGATAAAAGTTGGCGTATTTTGGATTGTCTAGTCTCTTTCTGATACTACATCCAGGATACGCCGCTTGCGCTTCACCAACAGAAGTGTAGATTACACCTTCACAACTTACGGGGCAGCTATTGGCTTTTTTGATTGATTCACGCCAGCCTTCAGACTGTTTCTTTCCCAACATACCAAAAGAAGCGTATGAATCTTTGGATCTGTTCTTATGCAGCTCAAGGAGAATCTCTTCTTTGCTGATTAGTCCAGCCAATCCTTTCCATGCGAGCTTATCTTCGACGCGTCCATGCTCTTCCCAGAGTTTTCTATGGGCTTCAGCATGTTCTTCGATAGTGAGTTCGATGATGTTGGAAGGATCGTTAGAGCCGCCCATGTGGCGGGGAACGATGTGATGTTTGTGAGTATAAGTAGACATGCTGGACCTCCTGTAAGGTTTAGAGTAGGTGGAGACGGCAATCTCGCGACCTACGCTTATTTATAATATGATGAAAATGGAGAATTGACAAATGCGTGAAGAATTCCTCTGGGTCGAACGCTATCGTCCTCGTAAGATTGCAGATTGCGTTCTGCCAGAAGATCTCAAAGACACATTCCAGCAGTTCGTAAACGGCGGGAACATTCCTAATCTTCTTCTATGTGGCACAGCTGGCGTTGGTAAGACGACAGTCGCTCGTGCTATGTTAGAGGAGATCAACGCTGACTATATCGTGATTAACGGTTCTATGAATGGCAACATCGATACGCTCAGAACCGACATTCGTAACTTCGCCGCTACAGTATCATTCACTGGCGGACGAAAGTATGTCATCCTAGATGAGGCTGACTATCTTAACGCCAACTCTACACAGCCAGCCCTTCGTAACTTCATGGAGGAGTTCTCGTCGAACTGTGGCTTCATTCTCACTTGTAACTTCGTCAATCGTATCATCGATCCGCTCCACTCTCGTTGTTCTGTCGTAGAGTTCAAGATTGGCGCAAAAGAAAAGACGGAGCTAGCCAAACAATTCCTCGCGCGAGCGTGCGCGATCCTGGATCAAGAGAACATTGGCTACGATAAGAAAGTCCTAGCCGAAGTCATCATGAAGCATTTCCCTGATTGGCGTCGAGTGCTTAATGAGTTGCAGCGATACTCCGTGCGCGGGTCCATTGACAGTGGCATTTTGGCTTCTGTAGATAACGTGGAGATCAAAGAGCTCGTAAAGTATCTCAAGGCTCGCGAGTTCGAGAGTATGCGTAAGTGGGTTGCAGCCAACGCGTCTATGGATGTCAATGTGCTGTTCAGGAAGCTATACGACGCTGCAAGCACAATTATGAAGCCAGAGTCGATTCCGCCACTGGTTCTTGCCTTGGCTGACTATCAGTACAAGGCTGCGTTCGTTGTTGACCAAGAAATCAACTTGGCAGCCTGCATGACACAGATTATGATCGACTGTGAGTTCAAATGATCTTGACAATTGTATCCGCCTGTGATACAATTATATTATGATGAAAGTGAAAGGGAGACTTTGTTATGGCATCTACAGCTCGTAAAGTAAAGCGTTCGACGCATATTCCTATGACGCAAGCGGAAGCCAAAGCTATCGCTGAAGGCATCATCTCGAGATATCGTCTTAGAAAGCTCAAGAAAGGCATTGCAACTCTTTCCATGCTGCATGGCTGGAAGAAGGGGCACAACTGTTTGCAAGTTCGTCGTAACAAGTACATCGCCGACTTTGTTGCGAAAGCTACAGAAACAGTTCGTGCTCTTGGGCACACCAAAGAAGCCGATCCGATTCTCTGTACAAGAGATCATGTTCTAATCAATGGAAACAACACGACTGCTCTGTTCTGTGCGCTGCTGGAGCTTCGTAATAGAGACAAGTCGCTTTCATTCGTGCAGTTGCCTGAGTTGGCGTATATCGAAGAGGAAGATCTGCCTAGCGATGAGTTTGATAGAAAGCAGGTGCTGAAGCACATTGCTATTCAAATGAACAAGGTGACAAAACACGTCAATGAGCAGAACGCTGATGATATGAAGTTTGTCGTCGCCAATGATATCGCTGATGGCATCGACGTTCGCAGCGACGATTATATCAAATCACTTGCGGATTCTTATGGAAAGACTGTTGGTGGTGTTCGGAAGACGATCAACGCCATGTACATCAATCAGCAGGCTATGGAGCAGAATTCGAATAATCATTTCTTTCCTTGGTCGTCTGGCGATATTGATAAGGTGGAAGATGTAGTCAAAAGCCATTATCATAATAACGACATGGGCGTTGGTCTCGTTTCTGTCACTCGGTGTTATATCACCGAAAAAGACAAGATTCCAGAAGCCTGTGGAAAGGCTCAATATCTCGCAGCAGCCAGCAATAAGTGGCCAGTGATTGTTTTCTATTATAAGAATTACAGCGACACAATTCAAAAGAAAAAGTGGATTGAGTATATTGAGAAGCAGCGATTTATCCGCTCTAAGGATGGATGGTTTCACTATATAATCCTTCCCCACACGCATACTACTCTTGATGTATTCAACGACCCAGAGTGCTATCGTGTATGTGAACCCAGGCGCATAGTTTCCTCAAAAAAGAGGGCAGCATGAACTGCGTTCTCTATGCCCTAACTGATGACGATAGCGTGAAGACCAACACATATAAAGTTGGTATATCATATGACACGGATGGTTCCGAGAACAGACTAAAAGATTTCGACAAGGGATTCAAACCTATTTGGTTTGCTGCCACATGGAAAGTTGAGAACGCATATACAGCTTGCGACAAAGACGTTCATAAATACTTTCGTGGTCATAAAATCCGTCGAGGTAATCATGAATGGCTTATTGGCGTAACTCTAGAACAAATAGATGAAGCCATACGATTTCTATTCGGTGATAATAATGTAAAGAGAATCCATTGAGCAATCCCTTTGTTTATGTAGATAGTGTCACTTACTCTAAAAAGAACCTGATGCGTGGGTCAGCCAATGACGAGCTAGCCGAGAAGGGCTATAAACCCTACTTGACTAATCGTTCGCTGTCCTACCATCAGGATTCTATCCTTTACGCCAACGAGATGAATATGCGCCCTCATCTTGATAGCAAGCTGCAATACGAATACTTGCTGAATACTCTTAGGAAACGTAAGAGATATTCCAAGTGGAAAAAAGAAGTACCTGATGCGACCGTCGAAATGATCATGGAATATTATGGTTATAGTCGATCGAAAGCTGAGCAGGCGCTTAGAGTTTTCACCGATGAACAAATAGAAACTATCAGAAACAATTCAGATAGGGGCGGAAAGGTGTGATCTCTTACTTAAGAGAGTAGCACGAATCCTATTCTTAGTTTCTTCAGAGTGGGTTTTTCCTCTAAAATTAGAATGCCCTTTGTATGACTTACTTATTGTAAGCATTAGGGTGGATGGAAGTTGCTGCTTCGCGATCCACAATTATTTATAAGTTCTAGAAAATACTAAATAGCCACATAAGGATCGTGGCTTTTGTCATGATCGAGGTAGCACTCGATAAAAGGTGGAAAGGTATGAATGCATCGGTTGAAT